GCTTGGAGATAATGGTACGGACAGGCTCGGCCTCGCCATAGCCCTCGATATCGGTGGAGTCGATGTCGTGGGTGAGCGATACGCCAGCCTTCTTCTCGATCACACCGGCCGACTCAGCGGTCTCGGGGACGTCGAGGCCACCAGTTGCGGCGTCCTCAAGGGTGGCTACAGCCGGGTTGTCCATCGAGTCGAAAAGGATTGCGTAGTGCTGGTGCGAAAGCACCAGGTCGTTCTGCGCATCCCTAATGGTCTCAAAGTCAGCCATGTGCTTTGTAAGTCCTTATTACGGAAGGTTTTTGATGATCTGCCGGTAGTTCGGCAACCCAGAAGGCTCGGGAATCGTCACCTTGAAGGTGATTGGAATGAACTTCTCGTCGACCAGTCGCTCTGGAACAAGTTGTGGACCTAGCCACTCCTCAGAGCACGTAACAGCCGCTTCATCCCCGTTCGATAGCTCGACCGGAATCCTGCTAATCACTTCGTCATCCATCATTCGACGGACGAATTCGATTAGCTCCCATGACTCTTTACGAGTAGGGGTAATGGCTGCGAGCTGGACTAGAGCCTGGTCGCGACGCGCGGTCGGATCAAACTTGCCTGGCTGGCGCCAAATCCGAAGAGTGGGCTTCGTACCACCAACCTCTTCGCCAGGCGTGAGGATGTAATGACCTGGAGGAAGCCAGGTACACACCACCACACTGTCTCCGAGGAGCCGCGAAAAGTACCTCTTGATAAGGTCTTCCGCGTCGATGCATCCGCCTTCATACCAATCCGGCAGCTGAAGCATTGGAGAGGTCATAGAGGTGGAAGCTCCGCATAGAGTGCGTTTCGAAGGTCGTGATGACCCTCGTAGGGTGCGTAGGCGTCTCGGCCAAACTCGTCGGCAGACGCATACTCAACCTCGTTGACGATCTGGCCAACCCAACGGTCGCCATGGTTACCGCCAATGAAGACTTCAGCCCGAGTCATCGAGCCCATCAGGCCGGGGTGCTTATCCCCTACCCGAGGTCGGTTCTCAATCAGGGCTAGGAACCCTGCGAGCACCCTTGCGGTGTACTCGGCGGTAATCCCTTGTAGCGCTGGGCCGATAAGAATCTCGGTGAGCGCGGGGTTGGGTTCCGCGTAAAAGAAGGTGGTGCCGTTTACGTTCGGCTCGAGTCGAGCGACGCGCTCAGTCAACGCGGGCCACGACCTTCACCCAGTAATGCTTCGGCTTGGTGGTCGATAGTGAGTTCTCGTAATTCCAGAGATCTCGCGAGATCACCCGATACACAACGTTGTCGATTGCGATTTGGTCGCCGAACTGGACCTTGACGGTGTTCTTGACCGGGATACCGATCTGGCCAGAAGTGTCTGAGGACTCCTCGCGGGAGAGTGTGGGGCTAGCCGAGAGGCCACCCATCACGACACCCTTGATGACACCCATCTCGCCGAGTCCGTTTGGCCCGATACGGATGACGTTCCCGTCATCGTCTACCGGGTCGCCGTCCTCGTTGCGCTTGACCGCCCGGAATACTGTCCCAGTTCGGCCGCGCAGACTCATAGGTGCTCGGACTCCATCCAGCCCGGATCCCACGGGTTGAAATACGGAATAGGCTTGTTCTGCCCCAGTACTCGGACATATCCGATGACGAAGTCCTCGTCATCTCGGTACGTCGACTGGGTTCGCAGGCCACCACCTGGTCGAAACCGCTGGAGGAATTTCTCCTCTGGAGCGGTGAAAAACCCGGGAGGGTAAGCCTGCTGGTTGTAGGAGGCGGACTCTGGGCCCTTGACCTCGTAAACCACATGTCGTGGGTTCTCGAACTCGCGCCTTGCGGCAGCGAGCACAATTCCCTTGACTGTAAACGGGAAGTCCGGGGCATCGCGGTCCGGCCAAAGCTTGCCTGCGATCTGCCGAGCCCAGCCCGACACAACGCGGAGAATGAACTCCGCTCGGGGAATCTCACTGGAGTCCAGGGACTCCCCGAGCCAGGTTCCAAGCTCTGCAGCGGTGGCAAGCTGATCGCTTGAATCAGCCATTGCCGCCTCCGGTTAGCTAACGGTTACTGCGTAGGTGTCGCTGACGCCGTCGACAGTCGCGGTGATCGTGGTGCTTCCTGCGGCCACACCAGTCAGCAGGCCGTCTACGACAGTCGCCTTGGTGGGATCCGAGGACACCCACGACGTCGCGTCGTCGGCACGGTCGTCGCCGTTCGAGTCGATCAGGCTCAGCTGACGAGTGTGGTTAGCACCAGCACCTGCGGTCAGCGCGCCCTCGTTGCCGATGGTCACCGAGGTGGCCTTCAGCTGGATGCGGGCCGCGCGGACGAAGCCAGGATCAGGGTCGACCACTGCCTTGTAGCCCACCCAGGTGTCGACCAACGAGCGGTCAGTGGTCAGGCTGCTGTCGTAGTCGCCCAGCCAGCGCAGAGCGACGCCGTTCTCCGAACCAACCGACGACACTGCGACGGTGTTCGAGATCGGACGCCCAGGCGCACGGGTCACCATGACGAAGGCGGTTGGGTGGAACAGGTATGCGGCACCGTGAGGAATGGTGTCCACTACGACCACGTCGTATCCAGCGAGACGGCCGATGGTGGCGTTCACGAGACGCGAAGCACCAGCCTGTCCGGCCGAGTCATAGCGCACGAAGCGGTTGTCGAGAAGCAGAGCCTCTTCGACGGCCGAGCCAATCAGCAGAACGCGTCCCTCGACGGGCACGTGTGCCTCGTTCAGCTGACGACGGGCGGCGATGACGCCGTTCCAGATCGCGTCAGCCGCTACCGAGTGCACCTCGGTGTAGGGGGCGGTCCTAATGGTCTCCGAGACGCCGAACTCGAGATCCGAGCTCACAGCGCGCACCTGGCGTGGAAGCACGTCGGTTGCGAAGCTGCGAAGATCGAGCTCGCGCTCCTCGTCGGTCAGTGCGACCAGGTTGTAGACAACATCGGTCAGCTTGACGTCGATAGTGGTCTCAGTCAGGTCACTGACGGTCATGTTGCGCGCAGAACCGACAGCACGGAGCGCACGCGAGTGAGCGATCGTAGGCTGTGGGATGCGGATGGTGATGGTGTCGTTGTACTTACCGGCGAAATCACCCAGACCGTCCTTCCACACGAAGTGTGGCAGCACAAGCTCACCCTGGAGCATGCCCAGGACGGTGTTGATGATTACGTTCGGCTTAACGAATGCATTAGCCATTTACGTTGAAATTCCTTGAATGAAGGGAGATTTGGCCGGACTTATCGCCGGGTGTGCAATCCACCCCTGCTGCGGTCCTTAGCGATGTCTTCGAGGATCGACGCAGTCAAATCAGCGTCGGATGCCTCGGCGTTGCCGCCACCACCGCTCTGCATGGACCCTGCGCCCTGCGAGTCACTTCCCTTGGGGGACTTAGCAGGAGGAGTCTTCTTGCCGGTGTTCGAACCGCCCTCACTCAGGACGTTGAGTAGATCCTTGATGTCGTCGCGGATCGCATCCTCGTCGTCACCGCTTACGCGGCCGACGAATCGGGCCGGTAGGCCCTCTTCCTCTGCGATCTGACGCACGAGATTCGCGCGCTCATTCTGCGCCTTGTAGTCGCGAAGTTCGCTAACTTCCTGGACTAGGGTAGCCTTCTCGGATTCCCAGCGCTGCGAATCGGTCTGCCCTGCGGCCTCAAGTGGCCTTAGGCGCTCAACCTCTGCCTTAAGTGTATCACGCTCTGCCGTAACGGGATCTAGCTTCGTCTTCTGAACTCGCGCAAGACGGTTCGTGACGAGCTTGTTTCCCCAGGCCTCGGCATCTTCCTTGGAAGTGAACTGCCACCAATCATTTGCTGCAGGAGGGGTAAGTTCCCCAATATCGTCGACTGCATCAGCGCCTGCTCCGGCGTCGTCGCCACCATGATCCTCCGAAGCACCGGCCACGGGCCAGATCGGGCCGCGCTTGCCGATGGCGAGTGCGGTGAAACCAGTGCGGGGGTGTACGGGCAGCAGCGTGTAATCGCTCACTGATTCTTCTTCTTTCCGAACCGTTTTCGGCCGTCCGTGCGCCGTCCTGGCCCTAAGCCAGTTGAGATAGTTGGGAATTCGCCCACTGCACCTGCGGAGAGAACTCATCCGTTCCCGCGTCCAGCAGGGCAGATACTCGAGCCTGCAATTCCTCTTGTACGTCCACAACTTCCGGAGCAGGCCTCTCGTAGACCTGATACTGCTCGCGGAAGAGCTGGATCAGCTCCTTGCCCGACTTTCCGTAGTTGGCTTCAGTCAGGTCAGTCCACTGCTTGTAGTAGAACTTCGCCTCGTCGTCCATCGACTGGGCCTTGGAGTACACGGGGCGTAGAGTGCAGCGACAGTGGTTGTGCACCTTTGCAATACGTGAGTACTCCTCAGGCACTTCGGGAGGATTCTTCGGCGCGGTACGCTTCGCGTCTGACTCGATGAACGAGCCCTTCTTGTACACACCACCGCGCGAGGCGAGAAATGCGCAGAACCAGCAAGGGTTCCCGTCAGTGAACCTGGCATA